GTGGCTACTGCCAATACAAAAGGTAAAGGCTCAGAAGATGGTCGTTACATGTTCACCAATGTTTTGAATGAGGCTTTCCTCGAACGTTTCTTGAATACATATGAGCAAGAGTTTCCTCCAATCAACATTGAGAAGAAAATCATTAAGAAAGAATTGGCTTCATTGAACCGTTCTGATGATGAGTTTGCCGAAAAGTTGGTAACATGGGCTGATGTAATCCGTAAAACGTTTGCTGAAGGTGGTGTTGATGAAATTATTTCTACCCGCCGTCTGGTTCACATTTGCAAAACGTACTCTGTGCATGGCGACCGCATGAAAGCAATTGCTCTCTGCTTGAACCGTTTTGATACCGATACCAAGTTATCGTTTATTGACCTGTACGCCAAGTTAGATGCTGGTGCCAATACCAGTAACCAACAAGTGAACGTAGAAGCAGTCTCGGCAAACAGTGATGAAGTACCATTCTAATTGCCTAAAAACTGTTGACAAGTGTTAATAGTTTTGTTATAATAGAATTTCTGAGAGAATGAACCACCTCTCAGAATTATTTGAAGTGTGGTTCGTTTTTATTATTTAAATTTTGGAGTTATTATGTCCGCTAAAGCAAAAATCTTGTCCTACTTGAGCAAATCTGATGGTTACAACACGTTGACCGTTAATCAAGCTCGTGCTCGTTTCAACGTTCAGAACGTTGCTGCTCGCATTAATGAATTGCGTGAAGAAGGTCATGCTATTTACTTGAACACCCGTATCAAGTCTGATGGCGAGAAAGTTTCTTTCTATCGTTTAGGCACACCAACTAAGCGCCAAGTTGCTGCTGGCTTGCAAGCACTTCGCACTGCAGGAATGTCAACATTCGCCTAAAAGAGTAGTCTCTTTGTAAGAGGAGTAGGATATATAAGTATATCCCTCCTCTTTTTTTTATGGAATAAATTATGGAAATACAAGTCAAAGTTGAAGATTTGAAAAAGAATAAACTCTTTGTGGCTACACCAATGTATGGTGGCATGGCACACGGGTTATACCTGAAGTCTTGTTTAGACCTTCAAGGTATTATGTCACGTTATGGTGTTGATGTTAAGTTCTCTTTCCTATTTAATGAATCACTTATTACACGTGCAAGAAACTACCTCGTAGATGAATTCTTGCGCTCAGATTGCACACACTTATTGTTTTTGGATTCCGATATTCATTACAACCCACAAGATGTTGTAGCATTATTGGCATTAGACAAAGATGTTATTGGTGGTCCTTACCCCAAGAAATCAATCAATTGGAATAACATTGCACATGCCGCACGTAATCATCCAGATTTGGAACCACGTGAATTGGAAACATTGGTTGGTGAATATGTCTTCAACGTTGTTAAAGGCACATCACAATTCTCAGTTACCGAACCACTTGAAGTATTGGAAATTGGTACTGGTTTTATGTTGGTTAAACGTGAAGTCTTTGATAAGATGGCTGTCGAGTATCCAAACATTCGTTACAAACCAGACCACGTTGGTCAGGCGCACTTTGATGGTTCACGTTACATTCATGCTTACTTTGATACTGTAATTGACACCAAAGAGTCCATTACAGGCGGTGGTTCAGAACGTTATCTAAGTGAAGATTACATGTTCTGCCAGATGTGGCGTAAGATGGGTGGAGATATCTTCTTGTGCCCATGGATGAAGACACAACACATTGGTACATATGCCTTCTCAGGCAATATGCCAAAAGTAGCAGAGTTAACTGGTAGGTTATAATGGCTACTGGTCGTAAGTTTGATGGTGGCAAACTAGAATATGGTTTGTTGCCACCTCTTGCGCTAGAGGAGACGGTTAAAGTTCTCACCTTTGGTGCTCAAAAGTATGAACGTGATAATTGGCAAAAGGTACCTGAATCTAAACGCAGGTATTTTGATGCATTACAACGGCATCTTTGGGCATGGAAACAAGGTGAGCAACTTGACCCCGAATCTGGCATACATCACTTGGCTCATGCAATGTGTTGTCTCATGTTTTTATATGAGCATGACATTAAATATTCGCTTGACAAAGACAAGTAAACCATATATAATTAATTTTTTGGAGTATATTATGAAACTATCGAATGACACACTGAACGTACTGAAAAACTTCGGTGCAATTAACCAAGGTATTTACTTTCGCAAAGGTAATACATTGAAGACCATGTCTTCACACAAAAACATCCTAGCACAGGTCAACATCACTGAAGATGTTCCTGCTGACTTTGGTGTCTATGACCTTAACAATTTCTTATCTGTTGTATCGTTGCACAAAGACGATACCACGTTTGAGTTTGATGACAAACATGTTGTGATTGTTGGCAACAAAGGTCGTTCTAAAATTAAGTATCGTTTCTGTGACCCTACTATGATTGTTACAGCACCAGAGAAAGAATTGCAGGTACCAAACCCTGAGATTACTTTCACCTTGACTGCTGAAGATTTGGATTGGGTACTACGTGCAGCTAACGTATTGTCGTCACCGCAAATTGCCGTTGAATCTGATGGTACCAAAATCAATTTGATTACACTAGATACAACCAATGATGCAGCGCATACTGATTGCCTTGAACTTGGTGAAGGCAATGGTACGAAATACAAAATGATTTTCCGTACAGAAAACATTAGTAAGGTTATGCCTGGAACTTATGATGTGAATATTTCTTCTAAAGGTATTTCACACCTACGTAATAAGGGCAAAGATTTGCAATATTGGATTACTACCGAAGCCGGTTCAAAGTTTTCTAAAGAATAAGCATATATAAATGTGAGGACCTTCCCTCGTAACCAAAACTTGGTAGTTTGTTAGAAGATTTTTCTACCTACCAGTTTTAAATTTATGGAGAAAACATATGACAAACCCAAACTTTAACTATAAAAATATTGATCCTGAGCTTTGCACTTTTGGAAAAATTAATTCACCCGGAACTAAATTCGTAAATCGAATCAAAATTAAACTTTCTGAAATCTATGTTGCACCAATTAAGAGTGACAATTCTGTCCGCTCTAAAGGTAAAAACGTAATGCACATTCAAAGATTGGAACAATCCTTCAAACAAGGCATTGATTATTCACAGATGCCACTTACGGTTCGCATCAAATCAAGAAATGAGAATGGTGAAATTACCAAGTATGAATTGGTAACTGGTAATCACAGATTTGAGGCCTTGCGTAATTTAGGATTTGATGAATGGATTTTCGATGTATATGAAATTCCATTTGGTTCTTCTTATGGTTATGAAGATGCAATTCGCACCTTTCAATTAAAAGAAAACAACTTTGCACCTAATTTAGCTTCAACAGAAGATGATGTAGTCAATGTTATTGTTCGTTTGATTGAACACAAATCAAAATTGGTTCTTCCAGAAGAACAGAGTATTGTTGATTATGTGAATGAAGTATGCACTTATATGCATGGCCAAACCAAATCTAAAATCGTTAGAGATGTTGTTCGCAAATTAAAAAATACTGGATGTGCTGTTGCTCAAGATGTGGTAACTTATACTGCAACTGATGTAAATGATTTCATTTCAAAGACAACCAAATATGTTGTTTCTGGCAACTATGACCACAATTTACAAATGAATGGTTGGTCTGTATTGGAAGGATATGAATATGAGATGATGATGAACGCCATTAAGAAATTTGGTGAATCAGGCAACGAATCGTATTTTACTTTACACACAAAATCACCTACTGAAAAGTATGGTGTAGTTGAACGCCGTAATAAGATGATTGAAACATTCCAAAACCTGGAAGATTCTCTACTTAAGGTGTTTGATTATTATGAAAAGAATGGTAAATTCCCATGGCACATTGAAGGTTTCTTACCGCAAGATGTGAAAAGTGGTGAATCGGAATATATACCATTCTAATTTGACTTGACACGGCCTTCGGGTCGTGTTATAATTTATTTTTATATTATGAAAGTTGTGAATCATGGATCATTTATTATGGACAGAGAAGTATCGTCCTAAAACTATTGAAGAATGTATTTTACCTGAACGGTTGAAAACACCGTTTCAGGAATACGTAAATCAAAAAAACATTCCCAACTTGTTATTGAGTGGCGGCGCAGGTGTCGGTAAGACAACTGTTGCCAAAGCCATGTGTAATGAGATTGGTTGTGACTATATTGTCATTAACGGTTCTGATGAATCTGGTATCGATGTGTTTCGTACCAAGATTAAGAACTATGCTTCTTCTATGTCTCTATCAGGTGGCCGCAAGGTTATCATTATCGATGAGGCAGATTATCTAAATCCAAATTCTACACAGCCTGCTCTTCGTAATGCGATTGAAGAGTTTGCAGGTAACTGTTCGTTCATTTTTACTTGTAACTTTAAGAACCGCATCATTGAACCATTGCACTCTCGTTGTGCCGTGATTGAGTTTGGTCTGAAGAATGGTGAGAAGGCCAAGATGGCTGGTTCATTCTTTAAGAGAATCCAGTCGGTTTTACAAAGTGAAAAAGTTGAGTATGAAGACGCTGTTATTGCTGAATTAGTTAAGAAACACTTTCCAGATTTCCGCCGTATCATTAATGAGATGCAGAGGTATTCCCAGTTTGGTAAGATTGATTCTGGCATTCTTGTGCAGATGGGTGACGTTGAGATTTCAAACATCGTTAAGTATATCAAAGAGAAAGACTTTGGTTCAATTCGTAAATGGGTTGCAACCACTGAGATTGATGCTGCAACATTGTATCGTAAGTTGTATGATGGTTTATATGAGGTTCTGAAACCACAAAGTATTCCTCAAGCAGTAATTATCATTGCTGACTATCAGTACAAGCAGGCATTCGTTGCTGACCCTGAGATTAATACTGTGGCCTGTTTAACAGAATTAATGGTAAGTGTGGAGTTTAAATGAGTAAAGATTTTGAAGTACATCCTATTGGCACAACTGAAGAGATTAGATTGTCTCGTCAACTTAGTTCTGCAATCGAACAAATTACACATCAGTATGGTGACGGCATCGTTCCTAATTCCGTGTTCAAAGCATACAAAGAATTGACTGACTATTATGCCGTGCAGATTGAGAGAGAAAATGAATGACCTCTTCAAACCAACATTTGACTGGATCAAAGAAGATTACAAAAGTAATAGAGTTCGTTTTTGTCTTGAGGTCCTTGCTTGGGCTCTTAGTATTGGGTGTGCTATCACTATGGCTATCACCGTTCCAACACCACCTCTCTTGGTTTTATACCCAATCTGGATTATTGGTTGTTCTATATACGCTTGGTGCGCTTACAACAGGCGTTCCTTTGGTATGTTGGCTAATTACCTCTTACTTACCACAATCGACACAATCGGATTAATAAGGATGGTAATATGAGTCCGTTTGATTATGTTAACCAAATCCTACAAGGAAAGAAACAGTTAATTGTTGATGATGTGACCGAATCGGAATACGTTCCGTTTCTGGTAAATCGTTCGTTATCTTACCATATTGATTGTGTATCATATGCGAATGAGATGAACCGCAGGTCATTCATTGACAAGAAACTGCAGAATGATTTTTTACTAAATACCATAAGGTCTAAGAAAAGACCGTTCGTAAAGTGGGCTAAGTCTGATAAAAGTGAAGATATACAATGCATTAAAACCGTCTATGGTTTTTCTGATACGAAAGCACTTGAAGCACTCCGCCTATTGACTGATGAACAAATCCAAAAATTAAAAGAAAAAACCGGCATCGGTGGATTGAGGAAATAATATGGTAGATTTAAAAAACTTTGTTGAGGTTAAGTTAAAGCAAGAGGATGATTTTTTAAAAGTACGTGAAACATTAACCAGAATCGGTGTTTCTTCACGTAAAGATAAGATTTTGTATCAGTCGTGTCACATACTCCACAAACAAGGTAAATATTATATTGTACACTTCAAAGAATTATTCCAGTTGGATGGTAAACCAACCGACATTACAGAGAATGATATTCAAAGAAGAAATGCAATTGCAAGACTATTGGAAGAATGGGGTTTGGTGAAAGTTTCTAATCCAGAATTAATGGGTGATAACATTGCACCATTACACCAAATCAAAATCATCTCCCACAAGGAGAAAGATGAATGGAATTTGGTACCAAAGTACAATATTGGTAAGAAAATTACGCCACAATAAGTAGATATATTAT